TGTTGCTGCTATTTGTATTTCTGTATCAGCTACTAAGTCTAATTGTCCATCAGTACTAGAATTAATGTATATAGCTGTATCTCTAAATTGTATTTTTTCTGTTGTTGCAATTAATAAGTCATCAGAGAACTCAAAGTAATCTTCATCTTCTTTCCATGTCAATACTCCATCATTAGATGCAGCATTAAAGGTAATAGCAATATCACTTTCAGCATTTGTACCAAAACTTAAAGTATTACTAAATAATGTAGATATAGGACCACCATCACCAGTTGTACTACCATCATGGGTATGTCCTGAACTTACGTTAAAAGCATTTACTAATTGATTATATTCATTATTAAAAAGTGCAGCAGTAATGGTATCGCCATCACTAAATGAACTTTGTCTAGTATATCCTGCCATCTTTTATATCTCCTATTGTCTACCTGAAGGTCTATACGTTACATATAGTCCGTTAATTGCATATGGTGCATTTGTATCTGCACTAAAAATTTTAAAAAAGTTACTGTGTCCACTACCTGTTAAACCTTGTCTTAATAAAGGCTGTTCAGATGCTCCAAACTTTTGTGTACCTAATAAAGCTACACCAAAAATAGCTGGTTCTGGTATCTCTGTTAAAACTATGTCAGCAGGTTGTGGGGTATCTAAACTGTCATAGTCAAATCTAACTCTAAGTGTTGGCTGTGCATCACCTTCTGGAGTAAAGGCAATCTTTGCATAATCCAAAGTTTTTAATGTACCTAAATCTCCATAATCAAAATCTGGTGATTGATACTCTGCTTCTACATTTGTAGATGTTCCTGCTGGATTAAAAGCATTACCAGTATCGTGATTGTAAATGTGTCCGTCTCTATCACCATGATAAAATTTTTCTACTCCACTACTATCAAATCCTGATGTAATAGCTGGAGCTTGTATGCCTAATGTTTCTGACCATTCAAAACCATTAGGTCTTAATGTTCCTATAATTCCTTTTGATGTTGCTGCAGTATCTGTTGCTGTACTGTAAAACATTCTGTATTGTGATTTATCTCTAATAACAACACTACTAAATTGTAATGTGCTTTTAGCTGCTACAATATCATTTATAATTGGTTGTATAGCTTGACTTATAGTTCCTAACTCAACGTCACCAATTCTTGCTGTACCTGCAACTGTTCTAAAACCATCTGGTGCTAAAAATATTAAGTCACCAGCAATCTCTTGAATAGTTTGTCCATCAACACAACCTACGTTTTTAGTAACTGGTACGACTGCTATGGTACTAGAATTATTTATATTTTGCAACTTAAATATTGAGTTTTGACAAAATATAAATAGTTCATTACGGAAACTTTTTAGTCCAACTACTTTATCTTCTAATGTTATACTACCTGCACCAGAGCCTGTAAAACTATCTATATCTCCAGTTGAACTAAAATAAATAGTATTAGGTGTACTAGGGTCTCCTGCTAATACTAAATGATTATCATGGATAGTACAAAATTTTGCAGTTGTTGAACCACTAATTGTTATTTGACTAACAAAAAATGTTCTTGAACTTAATACTGCAGATGTACCTGTCATTTTAAATAAGAAAGGTTTATTATTACCACTCTTATCTGTTATAACTAATTCACCATAATCTGAAGTACCTTCAAATAATGCAAACTCACATTGGTCTATTGATGTTAATGATAACTCACTACGACCTGAAAAGGTACTAAAATTATCACCAGATGCATCTACACTAGCTTTATTTATTTGTAAATAGCTTGTACCATCTTGACTAAAAAATATATCATTACCTGCTACAGCTACAACACCATCTGCATAAACTGATAGTCCTTCTATGTCTTCTGCAGTATTAGGTCTAACAGCACTACCACCACCAAAAACAGTATAACCGTTTATTCTTCTGTAACCACCTTCGATAGATACCTCAAAGTTTCTTAACTTTGTTGCAACTCCGGGAGTTCTTAATAATGCTAACGAGTTAGTAGATTTATTAAGACCACCTTGTAGTGGTACTGAAAATGGCATGGATGCTGCCATTAGAAATATCTCCTATCATCTGTCATATACTTTGGCTGTGGATTAATTAAATTACTTTTCATATGACGTAAAGCTTTTCTATAATCATCTAATGCCATAGCAGCTTGTTGTATATTTTCCTTGAACTGATGTACATAATATCTAGTTCGAGCTGTTAATACATTACTATATTGTTCTGGCATTGGTATAGTATCATTATACGCTGATAAAGCTGTTGGTTTTTCAAAGGCATAAAAATGAACATTATAAACTTTATCAGGCATAGGACTTAATCCAAACTTTCTATGGTCTGGACGTTTATATACATATCTAGGTTCACCATAAGATTGTGTATCAGCATCATCTGCATTCTCTGCATCTCTATAATATCTTTTCCAATCTGCAAGTGTTAAATATTTTAACCCTGTAGATGTATAAGGAGCTGATTCACCACTTACATTAATAGTAGTAATATAAAAATCATCCCAATCAACTGCAGCATAATCTGAAGTTATACTAGAACTACTAGCTTTTAATGTGTACCATCTTTGTCCTGCTACAGTAGCTACAGTTACATTACCATAAAAAGGGTCTGTACTACCACTTACTCCAGCACTAAAAAACGGTAACTGTGGTTCTGCATTTGCTACATCAAACAATGATTTATTAATTGCATCTTTAACAAATCCTTGAATACCTGTAGCTGAAGCAAATGAACCAGATGTTAATACTACTTCATTTAGTTCTCTTAAAACTTCATTACTTAAATCTAAATATGTTGTTGCCATTATTTTTTATGTATTTTTTGTATGGCAAAGTTTGCAGTTAAACTAGCACCTTTGTGTTTTACAAACTTACCTTTATGTTTCATTAATTTAAAACTACCATTTTTTTGTTTCATCCAATGGTAGCCCTTTGGTGCTTTAACTTTCATTAGTTAGGCATAGCTTTAGGCATATCTTCTGAATACATAGGTTGAGCATTAGCTACACCACCCATGTTTTTTGGCATTCTTTTTTTCTCATCCATCATGTACATACCACTAGCAGCAGATTTTCTACCACCATACATCATACCCATTCTTTTTTTATCTTTTTTCATACTGTGTTTCATTATTTATCTCCTTTATCTTTTTCTTTTAAACTTTCATTGTAACCAACCATTTCTCGACATTTATCTTCTTTGTCTTGAATAGTTTCGAAATAACTTATTTGTCCTTCCATTTTATCTCCTTAAAGTGGAGGAGTCCAAAGACTCCCCCGAGTTTGTCAATCTTAATCGACTGTAAAAAACGCTGAAACTAAAGCTTCAGGTCTTAGTACTTTTGAGCCATATACATGCAATCCTCTAACTATGTCACCAAAAGACGTTGGGTCTCTTAATGTTTCTGTTGAAATAATAGTTTGAGCAGTAGCTGTAGATGAAATATGTCCAGCTAACACTTTACCACCTGCTGTACTTGGAGCAGCGATATTGTTAGATTTGTACATATCAAAACCTCTTAGTTTTCCACTTGATACTAATCCGTTTCTAATTGAACCTTGACCTGCATTGAAGTCAACACTCATTAGCTTTGAACCAGACTGTGAAAGTTGCTCATACCATGCAGGTGGAGCAACAAACCATCTACCTTCTTCAGGTACATTTTGTTCGTCTAGTAATTTAGCCATAAATGCCATTACATCTAATGGGTCAGCTCCTGTTCCATCAGACCCAGTTAAGTCAATAGAGTTTGAGCCACCTTGATGCTGTCCCATAGTTTGGGTAGCAGCAGCAGCATCAGCACCTAAGACGTGGTCTGGACTTGATGTTGAAACACCTGAGAACATGGAAGCTATAACAGCAGCGTCATATGAATCTCTCAATGCATATGCAGCAGATGATGTAGCAACCTCTTTGAAGTTGACATGTGACATATTACTTTCAATATCATCTACGATGAATTTAAAAGCTTTAGCACTATCAACGACTAAGTTAATCTCTTGGTCGGTTAATCTAGTTTCAGTTGTATCTGAATTTCTTGTGTAATCAGACACAGAAATTACAGGTTCTTTGATAATCTTTACAGAGTCTCCATAAGCAGATATTTCACCAGCATAGTCGGTGTTTGTAATAGCTTCTACTACTGAGCTCTTTCTAAAAAAGTTTAAAACCTTTCTAGAATAAATACTAGGTAGGAAGTAGCTATTAGTTTGTCCACTTACGGAGTTTGCAAAGTTAGCATCGGTATCAGTTGAGGGTTCAAAATATTGAGCCATGATACTTTCTCCTTTATATTATAATAGTTTACTTAACGATTCTGCCTTCTTGCATAGCATTTGATATTTCCTCTTCGTACTTATCAAACTCATCCATGCTCATTGCAGCAATCTCCTTTTCGGACCAAATCTTTTCCTGTTTAGGTTCAACTGTTGTTGTTTTAGTTGAGACCATATCAGCAGCAGATTTTCTAGTCCTAGAAGATGACTTAGTCTCTTTAGGAACATCCATACCAATATCTCTTTTAAATAAATCTAAAGCACGTGAAGCTAAATCGGCATCATCAGCATTTGAATAAATCCATTTCTGAATTGAATCCGGTTGCTCTTTTGCCCATGCATGGAAGTCATCGCTGTTTCTAATATCTTCAAAATCAGGATGTCTATCCATTAACCTTTTTTCTGCATCTTTTCGTACTAACTCTTGTTCACGCTGTTGAAGTTTGCTAAGACGTTCTTCTAGAACTTTTGCCTTAGACTCCGATTGCATATGAGCAACAGTTTCTACTACTTCGTAGACATCAGGATAATCTGTTTTAAACTTTTCTAGTTCTTCTTCAGTTTTAGGAGCTGTATATTCAGGTTGTTGAACTTGAGTTAATAGCTCTTCTTCTCTGTGTTTAAACTCATTAAGTTTAGTATCATAATGTCTTTTTAAATCATCATAACGTTTTTTGTAGTTTGGTCTTTTATAAGGTGTATCCTTAGTAGTTTCCAATTCTTCTACTGCAACATTATCAGGGTCTACTGCTTCTTCAATGCTATCAGATTTGAATAATTTATTCTTATCTTCTGGCTTATCAAAGTATAACCCATCTGCTGATTCAAAAGGTTTATCATTACCTTCGTGCCAAGATTTTTTATAGTTATAAGGATTTGGCGTTTCCTCTTTTTGGACTTCATTAGTCATATTCTTTCTCCTAGTCGGGGCTTCGGAAACAAGGTAGCTGCGTTGTGCACGTGCAGGGCTTGTCTTGTAAAGGTAGCCTCAAGGGTTAATATAATAGAGTGCCTACGCTAATAGGGTAGCTCTATCGTTTATTGGTAGCGAGGATTAACTGACATCATGTTTTTTTCTATCTCATCACGAGTTAAGTCAACATCAAGAGGTCTACCAAATTGGTCAGTTTCTTGTTGCATTCTATCTTCATTATGAGGTCCACCATGAGCCATAGTTTTTCTTTCCTCTATACCTTGTCTATCTGCATCAGCTTCAGCATCTTTCATCATACGCATCAATTCATCAGCTCCGATTTGCTCTGTAGCTTTTGCAGTAAAGACAAATTCTCCATCAGACAACCTTGCAGGTATACTGTCGGAGACTCCTGAACCCGGACCTTCTACAGGACCAGACCCAGCAAATTCTGAAGCAACTTCTATTACTTTATCAAATAGCATAGATAGTTGCTCATCTTGTTCAAGTTTTGACATTAGCATATCTTCTTCTTCTTCGTCTAATGCTTCGTCAATTATAAAATCTAAATAGTTATCTTCCATCTCTTCGTCTGGAAGCATAGGTTGATTCATAACCATTTGCATTTGGTCATCCATTGAACCACCTTCTTGTTTTTGTTCTCTAACTTTATTCATAACAGGTAGAGCTAGTTCAATAAATCTTTCTCTTTCATCATCAGTTAAATTTAAACCTCTTAAACCTACTATTGGACTAATAACTCTATCACTAATATTTAATACACCACCTACAATCTTTCCTTTTTTTTCTCCAAATAAATCTTGTAAAGCATCTGTTCTTTCAGACATAATTGTTTGATAAACTTGTTTTCTTTGATTTTTAGATAATTTATCAAAAGCATCCATATACATTTCAGCATTTGTAAGACCACCTTTATTTTTTCTTTCTCTTAATAATTTAAAGTCTTCTCCACTAATCTGACCATCATTATTAGCATCTAATTGTTTTTGTTTACCTTTTAATTCATCCATCTTCTTTTCTATTAAGTGCCTCCTTCACCAGCTCCGGCAACTGCTCTAGGAGTCCCAGCAAACGTAGTCTCCCCTGCAGCCGGTACATTTCCGGTTCCGATTGTGCCACCACCATTGCCTGTAGGTCCAGCATCTTGAGGTTGTTGAGGTGTTCCTTCAGGTCCTCCCATTGGGGACTGTTCACCACCGGGTTGAGTTTCCTCGCCATTATTTTGTCCAACATTTTGCATTCCTATTATTTGTGCCATGATAGCTGCTTCTTCAGGGTCATTAAGTATTTCCTCTGGGTCTAAGTCTAAGCTATAAGCAAGTTCACTAACGAGTTTAGAAATCTTTACAAATGGTGCAATAGCTGGACTTTGTGCAGTTTGTAAGAACATAGTTAGTCTTTGACTTCGTACTTCTTTTTGCATCAAGCTATTTGTACCAGTAGCTTTAACTTCTAAATCACCTTTTACATCAAGCACATCTTCTAAGAACTGCATGTTCCATTGGAAGTATGATTCACCTAATGGTTTTAATAAAAAGTCATCAAGGTTTTTGACAACAGTTTTTATATTTAAACTTGCTGCTCCAAGCAACATTGACATACCAGAGGCAGTTCTTGTCATACTTTGCACTCCTGTTTGTCCATGTGAATAACTAGGTATCCCAGTTTGTTCATCGGCAAGTTGTCTAAACTTATCAAACATCATCAAGTTTTCTTGTGATGTATTTGGAAACTTTAATCCATGTATTGCTTGTCCGGGCATTCCTGCTTGTCTTCTAAATATCTTACCCGGATATATTTCCATTGATTGTCCACCAACTAAAGCAGACTCATCAACATCAAATACTAATGAACCTGACATTGCTAGGTTATCAATAGCCATTCTTGCATGACCATTCATAATCTGTTGACTATCATCCATGTTTTCTGCAATCCCAATACCAAAGAAGTTATATGGATTTCTTTCATATGGGAAAGCATGGTATGGTAATCTATAAGGCGTAAATGGATTAATTACTGCTCTTAAAACTTTATCACCACATATCCATGCATTGATTTGTACTTCATCTAAGTCATCAATGTCATCACTTAGTTCAACTCCAACTTCTCGTGCATACTCGGCATCCATAATACCCCAGTACTCAAGCACTTCAAAGTTTGATTGATAATCTTCTTCTGTTTGATTATCATCTCGAATAGCATACTCGTAATCTTTTTCAATATAGTTAGCACCCATTTGAATAGCATCACGGATTGCATCTTCATCAAAGTATGGAATGTTACG